GTCTTGGGTTTTCTCGGCCATGTCTGTTACCCGTGCAGTGTGTTGCGGTGCGGCCGGTTGGCATTCTGACGGCGGCGAAGATTGGCGTTCGGGCTTTTCCCGAAGTAGGCGATGAAACGCTGCTCGGCCTGGGCAGCACGACCTTTGTCCAGAAAGTCAGTATCCGGAATCGAGTAGCCCTTGAACTCAACCCAGTCAGCCAGGCTTTCGTGATGGATTTCGGCTATTTCAGGAACGTCAGAGTCCGTAACGAGCGCATTCTTTGGCGTGCGGTAGAACTCGATGTAGAGCGTGTAGGCAGCATCGGCCACATAGCCGAGCGTCAGGCTCTTGTCGTCATGCACATAGTTTTTCGGGCGATTGGATTCTGTGCGCCAGCCAGGGAAATGCGCATCAAGGTCGCCCCGGTCGGTGCCGCGAATCTCGTACCTGTTGCCGGCGGCATCGCGCAGTTCTGCAAACTCAATTGCGAACAGGCCAGCCGGTAGATCGATTACCGTGTCGCCGGCAGAAATGTCCAGTTCGTCGGTATCGCGAATCAGCCTCGAACGAATCGAGGCTTCTTTCTCAGCATCGGTGAAATACTCGGCCAAATCTTCATCAGGCCAGGCGTAAGGGCGAACCAAGTCGCCCGTCCGCTTGCGAAAATCCCGAATCATTTTGCCGAGATCCATGGCTTAGTCCGTCCCGAACTGGTCGAACAGGCCGGTGACGCGGGTACGCATGTCGCCGACACTGGCACGCTTGTCCAAATCCACGCTGAAGGTGTTCTTCGCGTAGGAAACAAGCGCGTCCTTGCTCATGTTGGCGATGGCATCGCGGGCCGTCTGGTCCGGATCGTCGTCGGTCGATGGATTCTTCGGCTGCTTGGCCGGCTCCTGGGCCTCGCTATCGTCGCCAAGCTCATAGACATCCGTGTGCTTGAGCATCTTGCGGGCAACCTGATCGTCTTCGACATTTACCGTTTGGCCATGCTCGAATGCGATACCCGTGCCATAGATCACATCGCTGAAGTTCGAGCGATGGCCGATGTACTTGATTGGTGTCATGGTGTTCTCCGCTTGAGAAGAGCCAGCCCACCGGGCCGGCCCTTGCATCACTGTTTAGCCAGCGCCTTGCAGCACGGCATTAACGAGAACATCAATGACGCCGACCGAAGCATCAGCCGCAGCCTTGCGGGTCAGCACAAGGAAGGCATCCTTGGGCAGACGAACCGGAGCCTTGGCAACCGTCGATCGGGTGCGGCCGGTCGCGGCCGTCGACAGAGCAGCGAAGAAATAGGCGGCGTCCTGCGGGACAACCGTCGAATCAACGCCATCGGCGTACAGAAAGCCGATGTCGGCCGTGGTCGCTGCGGTGAAGGCATCGGAAACGATAGCCTGGGAGTCTTGCAGTTCGGCGCCGGCCGGCAGGAAGCCAATGCGAACAACGTCGTTGATCTGAACCGCCGTAGCCAAGTCGGAATTGACGGCCACGCCAGCGGCAGTAGTCTCGAACCGGCCCTTGATGACGGTCTTGTTGCCCGCCGGGTAGGTGAATTGGGAATTCTTGATTCCCTTGATGGAAACTGTACTCATGGTGCTTCTCCTTGAAGATCAGAAGAGGCCGGTACTGGCCCGGCCTGCTTGCTTTCGGTTAGGCAATCGCCACAGCGGTATCGATGGCCATCACACCGAAGTCGGTGTATTCCTTCTGCGTGCCGCCGTGATCGATCAGGAACTGGATCTTCGACGTGCCGGCGATCATGCCGAGCAGGATTTCCAGCTTGTCGCCGTGGTCCAGTTCCTTCTCGCTGAAGAAGTACGAACCTTGCGACTGGCGGAACTTGCCGTAAGCCTGGGCAAGCGCCTGGCCACCGAGCAGCAGCGCACGGTCAACCGCAAAGCCCGTACCGAATGCGGCCGGAACCACGTCGGTCGCCGTTTCGGTGTTGGCCGTGGTCGAAGGACACCAGCGCACGGAGTTGCCAGCGAAGAAGCGGATCGGCTTCGGCATCTTCACGATCAGGATGCCATTCCACAGGCCGGCTTCACCCATGAAGAGCGGGTTCTGCTTGGCCATGTTGGCGCGGGCCATGGCGTTGGCCTGCCAGGTGCGGAAGTTCGTCGAGCGGACCAGGGAGGTGTATTGCTCCGAGGAACACAAGAGAACGCGCATCGGTGCGTCCTGGCTCATCTGGTCGCCTTCAAAGCGAACAGGCGGCGGCGGCAGCGGCATCGAATCGAGCTTGGTGCGCAGAGCATCAACCACATCGATGTTCATCACGTCGGTCGTGGCGATGGTGATTTCGTTACCACCGGCAACGATGGACTCAATACCGGAGCCGGTCGACATGAAGTGACGGTTGCGGGTCGGCGCCTTGACGGTGTTGATGCAGATGTCAGCGAAGTCCGGATCGGAAGCCAGCGGCACAGCCCATTCAACGTCGTTGGCGAAACCACGGGCGCCGGCCAGATGGACGATGCTCAGTTGGTCTTCGAGGCGGCTCATGTAGTTGTGGCCGAGCGCCTGGGCCAGCGAACGCAGTTGATGCGGGGTGCGCTGCTGGGTCATCTTGCCGCCGGCATTGATCGGCTTGCGGGTCTGGTTGATGCGCAGACTGTCTTGCGAGAAGTCCATGCGGTCGCCCTTACCTTCGGCGTAGCGTTCGCCCATGATCGGCTTGCCGCCAACCGGGTTGATAAGGTCGAAAGTTACTTCATCGCCGGCCGTCTTGCTCAGATCCTGGCAGCGAACGATAGGCAGTTCGTTACCAGACTGGCGGCGAAGGACGGCTTCGGCATCGCCTTGCTGCGGCAGCTTGCCGGTCAGGCGGTTGAGCGTGGTCTGACGCTGCATGGAAGCAGCGAACAGGCCAGCAGATTGAATCTTGACAGCTTGGGGGCTGCCGTAGGGAATGACTGTATCAGCCATGATGTTTCTCCTGAAGTTGGAATACGCGGCTCACGCCGGGTGTGCGGATTTCGTTAAAGCGCCTTGGCCATAATTCGCATGATTTCCTCGGGCGACTTACTTTCAAGGGATTGAGCAAGGCGGTTGATGTCCATGCTGCGCATCAGTTCGCCCTCGTCGTGCTGCGGCTTGGTGCCAGCAGGCGCTTGGGAAAGACTGGTTGCAACATTCGATTTCGCCTTGGAAATTGCCTCTGCTGCCTTGCGGGCGACATCAGCATCGGTTTGTTGGGTCGAATTACCCTTCCCGAACAGAGGGGCCACCTTGGCGACGGCCTGCTCAATGGCATCGCCGAAGGCAACACCTTGAGAAATCAGCTTGTCGCGCTGGGCAACGACCAAATCAATCGCATCCTGATTGGTCGATTCAGTGCCGGGCTTCAGGAACGGATACTGCTCAACCAGGGCATTGGCGCGGGCCAGTGCATCGGTTACGGCGTTCTCCTGGGATTCCTGGGCCTTGCGCTCGGCCTCTTGCGCTGCGTTCTCGGAACGCATTTCATCCTTGGCAATCTGGCGATTCAACGCATCGGCTTCCTTACCCAGCTTTTCAGCGAGTTCGGTGTCGGTGGAATACATCGCTTCCCGCTCTTCACGGCGCAAACGAAGCAGCTTGTCTTCGTTCGATTCGACGTTCGGATCAGGTTCGACTACGGGAGGAGTGTTCGGCGCAGCCTGCTGGGTAGCCGGCGCCGACTTAAGGGCAAGCACTTCCTGTTCGAGTTGCCGTGCGCGTTCCCGAGCGGCTTCAAGTTCGGCAAACGGAATGGTGTGCTGACCATCCTTGGCCAACACAACGGGCTCGGGTTCGATTACGGCGGTGGGTTTGATTTCTTCCGGATCAACGGTTACAGCGTCGGGCGACTCGCTGTTTTCCTCTGCATTGATGGCGTCGGTTTCGCCCTGGATAGACTCGCCAGCAAACAGCCGGGCTCTATCCTCGTCACTCAAGGCGTCAAACGCCTCGGTATCCTGAAAGAAGTCTTCAATATTACGACCTGACATTTCGCGCTCCATCTTCGGGATTTGCCGTCGCTATCTCAGCGGGACAAAGCCGATCACTTATCGCCGTGACGCGTTAGTGAGCGGTTTAAAACATGCTTCCAGCCTTTCGGCGAGAAGCTCCAGCTACGGGAATCAGCTTGCTTCACAGCAAGCAATCACATTTTACTACTGCTCGAACAAAGTCAAACTTATTTTTCCCTTTGGCATCATGCGCCGAACGATGCAATGCGCTCGCCGAGGATCGTTGAGTATTCGGCCATCACATCGGCCTGGCGTTTGAGCCGGCTGCGCTCGTCGAACGGGAGGCTGTGGCAGGTATCGGACGACAGGAACGGGATTAGCTTTTCGAGCTTGGTATCAAGCTCGGCCTTCTCGTCGACGACGCGCTGCTGGTGCGGAAGAAGTTCGCTCATGCCGGCCGCCCTTCTTCCTCGTCGACCGATGGCACGGCCAGCTTTTCTTTCAGCGCGTAGCCCATCAGCGGCCACAACTCTTCGCGGGAATTTGTTACAGCAACCTTCTCGCCAATCTCGGCATTGTCATTGGCAGAAGATACGGCGCAGGAAGGCTTGCCGACTACGGCATAACCGTTACGAGTCGTGATAACCGCCCAGCGCAATACCTGGCCAGTCTTCGACACATGCTTGACGATCTCGACATCGGCGATGTTCGCCTCGATGTCAGCCGGCGTGATGCGCGGCGCGGTCAAGCCTTTAGCTTGGATTTCCTGCTCGATTGATTGGTCAGTCATTGCTTACTCCTTGGTTGAAATTAGCGCCCACCCTCAATGCCAGCATTAAAGCCAACATCAGGATTGGCGGGCATGGCCGGGTTGGCCGGGAACTGCGGGGAAGTGTTGCGGCGCTGCGTACCGAGAACCTGGCGGGCGGTCGCCGGCTGCTGGCGCTGGATGGCTTGAACCTGCTGCGGGTCAAGTTCAGCCGGTCGCCCTTCTGTTGCCGGCATAGCACCGGCTACCGGGGCCGGAGCGTTCGGCATGATCGTTCCGCCGTTCGCATCCACAAAGCCATCGGACTGCAGCAGCATGTCGGCCAGCGGCGCAGTCTGCGGAATGGCCGTGATGGTCTGGGCTGTCTGGATGGCTCCGAACTGGGCCTCGACGTTCTTGTTCACCGACTCGGCATTCGTTTTCTTTACCTGGGCATCGATCAACGGCTGCTTCTGTTCCAGTTCGCGGGTCTTCAGATCGACCATAGCCTTGGTCAGCGCATCCTGAACGGCTTGGTCAATGCGCTGCTGGATCTGCTCTTCACTTTGTTGTCCGTCGCCAAGTTCCTTGATGGCCTTCACGATGTCCTGTTTGTTCGGCACGTCCATGAGGCTGAACAAGTGCGGCATCATGATCTTCTGGTACTCGGGCGGCGCGGCCTTGAAGGCTTCTGACATCGCTGCAAGCTGCTGGGTGCGGAAACTAGGCGTACTCGGCACGTCGGCCAGGGTAACTTTCAGCTTGGTCCGCTGCACGTCATTGTCGAGATACTGGATTCCGGTATCCGGATCAACGGCCGGCACGTTCAACTCGATAACCTTGTCGTCCTTCAGTGACTGGCCATCGATGAAGACCGATTCATGATTGCTGCC